ACAAGAAAGTTTTTGCGGCTCAGAAAGCGTTTCGCATGGCTGAAGCAACAATGGCCGCCTTTCAGGGTTATAACCAAGCTATTGGTGCTTTCCCTCCCCCATTAGGGCAGATACTTGGCGCTACGACATTCGCTTTGGGCATGGCAAACGTCGCTCAAATCAAAGCGCAGAGCTTTGAGGGCGGCGGCTTTACTGGGCATGGTGCCCGCGCTGGTGGCCTCGACGGTAAGGGTGGTCGGATGGCTATGGTTCACCCAAATGAGACCATTATCGACCACACAAAGGGTGGAGCGGGCGGGATCACCGTGATAAATAACGTAGATGCTCGAGGGTCTGGCGCTGACGTAGACCAGAAGATCAAATCAGCTATGGCGCAGACATCTCAACAGACTATAATGACTATTCAGGATTTGATGCGGCGCAGGAGATTTGTGTAGATGACCACTTTCGCGTTCCCAAGCATCACTCCCACGACGAATACGTTTGAGCTTGTAGCCAACACTCGCACGTTTCAGTCGCCGCTAACCAATGCAGTGCAAACGTCATCTCGCAAGGGTTCGCTGTGGAAGGCCAGCTTACAATTCAACAACCTTTCTGGCGATGATCGCCAAGAGATGCAGGCGTTCCTGGTTAAGCTGAACGGGCAGCAGCACAGATTCACCCTTCACGACCATTCCTATACTCGAAGGGGTGCGGGTGGTGGCACATTGTCAATCAACGGCGCTAGTCAATCAGGAACCGCACTGGTGTGCGATGGTGCGACTGCTAACGTCAACAACTACCTGAGAGCGGGCGACTACATCTCGTTTAACAACGAATTGCACATGGTAGTGGTCGATGCTAATTCAGACGCATCGGGTAACGTCACCTTGTCGATTGCACCCCCTATCAGAAAGACACCAGCGGACGATACTGTTGTGGACTACCTCGCCCCTGTCTCTGGGGTGTTTATGCTTGCAGGCCCAGCGTCATGGGGCACTCAGCCAGGAATCATATCCAGTTTCACGATTGAAGCCGTTGAGGACGTTCTAGCATGAGTCGCGGCTTCCCATCAGCGGTTCTAACGGCGCTATCGTCAGATCACGTCGCGCTCGTCACGTTTGCCAAGTTGGAGTTCCCGTCTGGCACTATTTACCTGCACAACTCCATCGGCACATACACTTGGGGCGGGAATGATTGGCTGGGCACTGGCGACCTTGGCGAGATCAGCCAGCTTGAAGAAGGCGCACAGATCAGCCCGTACAAGATCACGCTCTCACTCTCTGGATTAGACGCAACGATCTCAGGTGCTGCGCTCACTGAAGACTATTACCTTCAGCCTGTCACGGTTTACATTGGAGTTCTGAACGCAAACGATGTACTGATTGCTGACCCGACTATCGTTTGGGAAGGCGCAATGGATCAGATGGAGCTAAGTGTCGGCGCGGCTGACGGGGATGTAATTGTCCTGACTGCTGAGTCTGAGCTTGCCCGTTTTGATAAAGCCTCGAACCTGAAGTATACCGACGCGCAGTTGCAGTCCGACTCTGCTGGTTCTCTGGGTTTTGAGTTCATGGCTGACATCGAGGGGGCAAAGATTCGGTGGGGTGATCCAAACTCTGATGCTGTTGCGGGTGGGCCTGCCAACCCGAACATCTACGACAACATCAACGTGAATCCAACTTTCTGATGAGAGTTCATGCCGCACTCAACAAGTGGCAAAAGCGCGATTTCAAATATGGCGATGCCGACTGCTGTCAGTTCATTGCCTTTGTTGTCAAAGAGCTAACGGGTAAAGACTATTCTGCTGGGTTTCAGTATGAGTCGGAAGCGCAGGCTGAGTTACTGGTGGGGAGAGAGGGTGAGCTTGTCGATTTCATCGGCAGTATATTGGGCGAACCGAGCGACGAATTGAAGGACGGCGACCCGTGTATCGTTGCCGCGCCGATTGTCGGTCAGGTTTGTGGTATTAAATTGAGAGACAAGGTGGTCTGCTTGACAAGCAAAGGGTTCGCACAGATCCCCGACCGCTATCTCGTCTCAGGATGGAGCGTTTAAGTGCCACAGGTAATTGTAGCTGCTGGTCTAGCGATTTATAAAGTCGGGTTGGCGACCGTTGCCGTTGTGGGCGGGGCAAGCGCGGCTGCTACAGCTTCAACTTTTGTTGTGATGGCTGCGGGAACAGCGGCGGTTGTTGCTGGTGCGGCTCTTGCGAATGCGGCAATGAAGGCATTGATTCCGGATTTGTCAATGCCACAGCCTGACACAGACAGATCTCGACAGCAGACGGTTAGGGGTACGATTGAGCCTCAGAAAATGGTCTATGGCGAAGCCTTGGTATCTGGCCCGATCTTCTTCGTTGGCGTGGCAGGAACGGATAACCGCGAACTGTACCACTCCATCGCCCTCACTGGGCATGAGGTTGAAGACATCACGGATGTGTTCTTCGATAATGAGAAAATCCTCGACGCGCAGATTGATTTCCAATCCAGAGTCACCGCTGGGACGTTTGGCCCGATTGACAGCGACTACATCTGCCAGATTGAACGGCAGACCGGAGCATCGAACCAAGCTGCTGCTGGATTACTAAGAAGCGCATTCCCATCGGTATGGACTACATCGCACACCACGCCCAACATCTCTTGCATCACAACTCAATGGGTCAGAACAGACGGTTCTCAGGAACTGTGGGACAGACTGACACCGCGAGACATCAAGGCGCTCGTAAAGGGTAAGAAGGACATCTATGACCCTCGCCTCGACACATCAGCAGGCGCGAATCCAACGAATGCAACGTACCAACAGTGGACAGACAACCCCGCTCTATGTGCGGCTAATTACCTGACAGACACCACGTTTGGATTGTCAGTTCCTGTAGCAAAGATTGATTGGGACGCAGTAGAAACAGCGGCGGACGCTTGTGACGTGTTGGTCGCCATCCCTGGTGGTACGCAAAAGCGATTCACTGCCAACGGTGTTTTGTTCGCTACTGACTCGCACCGAGCCAACATCAACAAGCTGATGTCTGCGATGAACGGCTCACTGGTGTATTCCAACGGCGTTTACACAATCAGAGCGGGGGTATACGAGGCACCAACGGAGAGTTTAGATGAAGACTCACTTGCAGGCCCGATTTCGGTTAGAACGTCGGTGGAGCGCGGTGATCGTTTTAATACAATCCGCCCGATATTTATTGACCCCTCCCAGCAGCACAAGAGTGTCGAGGCACCAGAAGTCGCTCTTACAGCAGCGGTTAGCCGAGATAACAACGAAACACTGATTCGTGATGTGCAACTGTCCTTCACGAACACGTCGTACATGGCGCAGAGAATCGCTCACAAGCAGATCCAACTGACAGACCAGCAGACCGTCCTGACCTTCCCAACGAACCTCTCAGGGCTTCGTGTGGACGTTGGCGACAGGGTTAGCGTTACAGTCTCGGAACTGAACTACAGCAACAAGGTCTTCCGTTGTGCTGGTTGGTCGTTCTCAGATACGCAAGACGGCGTGGTCAATCTGACGCTGTTGGAAGATGACTCTGGCTCCTACGCAGACCCGACCAGTGGTGAGTACAGCACCCGCTCACCCTCTGGGACTATCACGCAGGGCTTCCGTGGCGTACCTGACCCGCAGAACCTGACCGCTACGTCTGGCCTCAAGCACATCGAACTCAACTGGACGAACCCAAGCAACCCGAAGCTGTTTGAAACCATTGTGGTTTACGCATCGGCTGACTCGTCTTGGGACAATGCTCAGTTGATTGGTGAGACTAGGGGAACGCAGTTCTTCCACGACGCAGCGAATCCGACTGACCCATTGTCGGTTGGTGATACCAGATATTACTGGGTGCAAGCATTCGCCTACGCTGGCGACAAGAACAGCAGCCAGAGCTTCGTCAGATCAGACAGAAACCCAGACAACGATACCTCCACCATCGTCGCTACGGTTGGCCCAAACAATCCCGACTATTCCGAGATCGTTGACGATACCCCGTCACAGACTCCACCCACCGGACTGACGCTGACAGAAACGACTGTCTTGGGTAACGATGGCTCTGTCCTACCTGCTGTTCAGGTGTCGTGGACTGCATCCAGCCCCAACACCTACGTCTCCTATTACGAAGTGCAGTTCAAGCAAACTTCGCAGGGTGAGATTGACTATGGCTCTGTCGCCAACTCATACACAGCGACAATTGACTACGGTTCTGTGGCTGATGCCACCACTCTCGAACTGAACTACGGGGGAGTGAACGAGGCTATCACCGGCGCAGGCGCTGAGTTCTCGTCTGTGGCTGTTCACGGCACCAGTACCGTGATCGCTGGCATGAAAGAGCTTGAGGAGTTCACGTTCAAGGTCAGAGCGGTAACTTTTACTGGCAAGGTTTCTGGCTTCATCACTGGTGAGCTAACGCTGCAAGGCGACCAGACTGCTCCAGCTATCCCATCCAGCATTGTGGTGACTGGTGGCATTCAACAAATCAAGCTCGATTATGAATTGCCATCTGACTCTGATCTGGCTTACGTCGAGATCTTCGAGAACACGGTAGACAACCAAGCATCGTCCACACTGATCGTTAAGACCAAGTCCGACCAGCACACAGTCACGGGTCTGGGCAATGATGTCACCCGATACTACTGGCTGCGAAGTGCCGACCGATCTGGGAACCTGTCCGGCTTCAGCGC